CCTGCCGATAACGGAGATAAAAAGAACTGGAAGTTCATCGATAAATGGTTGAGTAACTTCTTTGTAGATGAGGATATCCCGACCATCTGTTACTTTAACGCATGGATGAAAAGATTCTATGAATCCGTATTATATAGAACTCCAATGCAAGGGCAAGGATTTATAATCGTAGGGCCGACAGGCAGGGGTAAAACTTTATTAGCAAGAAGGGTTATAGGAGCACTTGTCGGTGGGTACTCTGACGCTTCTGAATATGTGTCGGGGCATACTGCTTTCAACAAAGAACTAGCTAGAGTTCCTTGTTGGTGCGTTGATGACACGAAGAGTGCTGCAAGCTATCAAGAACAAAGAAAAGCTACTGAGAATTTTAAGATGATAGTTGCAAACCCAGACATATCTTATATGGCTAAATATTGTGATGATATAAGTATACCTTGGAGCGGTCGTATTGTTCTTACTCTTAATATGGATGCGAACTCACTTAGTGTTATTCCTGCTCTTGATTCAAGTAATAGAGATAAAATTATGGCTGTGAGAATCAGTGAAGATGCTCTATCTAAATTCCCTCCAAACGATGAACTAGAGTCAAATATCTTAGAGGAGTTACCTTTTTATGCAAAATACTTACTAGATTGGAACCCTCCAAAAGAAATAATAGGTAGGTCACGTTATGGAGTTAAGTCTTTTATTGATAAGAAGATTGCATCTGCTGCTTATGATAACTCAAGTAGAAGTAGTGTTGTTGAAATAGTCGAGTTCTTTGCTAAGAGAGGGAGAGAGTATCTCCCATCAGGCACTGAAACTTGGAGAGGTACTTTAGGAGAATTTATAGCTTTAGTAGAAGAATTTAACTCAGGTAGGAAGTTCGGTAATAGTAACAGTCCAGAATT